TGCGCAGCGTACTTCTGCGCACGTCCTCCGGTGCCAATCACCACGCCGTCTTCTTCGTCAATGCAAATGTCCAGTGACACTTCAAAATCTCTTTCACGGCTGGCAAGATTGATTGTTAATTCATCATCACCGAACGTGATTTTTTTACCGCCAGACAGTGCATATTCAATATGTGTGCCCGGTGTTTTTTCAACTACATTGATTTTATTAGTAGCCATAATACTTTCTACCTCCATTCTGATTTCTTACTACCTCGCTGCTTCTGGCTGCGATAACCTCCGCTGCTTCTCTCTGTGCTGCTGTCCCGCTGCCCTGCACGCCAAAAGAACGCATAACCGCTTCTTCGTGCTGTCTGCGTTCCTCTGTCTTAATAATCACACCTGCTGCCATTAGTAAAACCCACCTTTCACATAAACTTTTACGGTCACGCTTTTTGCGCTTCCGGTGTGTGCCATCTTAAAACCATTCAGCAACTTTTCTGTAATAACAATGTCGCCCGGAAAACCGCCCGTGTAGTCCACTATTTCTGTTTCCACGGTGTAGTCCATGTGGTTTCTTTCAGTCTTCAGCGCAACTGACTGTGTAGAATTGTTGAACGGGTACTGCTGCGTATTCTTCAAAGTCACCGTTGCTGTTTCTCCCTGCAAGTCAGCTATTGCCTGCTGGTGGTGGATTGTAGAAAGCGCCATAAGTGCTGCCGTTTCTGTTGCATTGGAAATACCGTTTTCCATGTGGTTGAAGTTGGTTGCGTTCTGCGGTGTTCCCTGCTGAATGATTTCCCCCTCAACTGGTGTGTGCGTGATAGTTCCATCATCATTTCTGCTTTCTGTGTAGCGGTCTTCAAACTCCGTTACATGGTCCTGCCATAATTTCTGTTCGTACATCTGTTACACCTCCTTTTCTGTAAAATCAAAAGTAAAGCGGTACAAAACGCCCTCTTGTACATTGTTAAGCGGAATATTTACCGCCTTGTCAGCCCACAATTTGTTGTTCTTGTTGTAAAGCTGCACCCTCTGCACCGTGGCTGTTCCGCTTATCTGCGGGGTAATCTGTACATATACAGCAACCCTGCCGTCTTTCAGACGTTCCCGGCGGTGTATCACCTTTTTTTCAGAAACGCCGTTGACGGTTACTTTTGCATAGGCAATGATATTGTCAATGAAATCTTTGAAATCATTGATTGCGTCTGTTGTCAACATGGCTTTTCACCTCCTTTATAGCTTCCTGCGGCTTCCGCACGGCTTGACGCCGTATGAAAACCCCATTGCCTGCGTGCTTGTCCCTACGGCGCCGCCCTGTGTCTGCTGCACCGTGCTTCTTTCCGGTACGGTTCCTGCTGCCGGAACTGTGAAGCGGTGTGCTTCCATTCTGTCACTTGCCGTGACTGTGGCACCGCTTGTCTGCCCTCTGGTGTTCCTCTGTGGCTGTTCTCCGGCTTTTATCCGTCCTGCTGGTGTATTTGTATAGCCAAACGTATTCAACGCCGTGTCTGCGTCGATATGCGCCGCCTGCTGTGAAAATACCGTGTTTCTGTATGGCTTTGTGCCTGCTGCTGGTGCTGTGAATATGAAGCCTGCTGCTTCTGTTCCCACAATATAGGTTGCAGCACCTATCCCGGCTTTTGTATTCCTCTGTGGGTATGTTCCGGCGTTAAGTCTTCCGGTCAGCGGTGTTTTGTATCTGAAATACTCCCCGTGGGTGTATATGACGCCGTGGACCTGCCCTTGATAGGTCAATTCGTCCATGTGCGCAGATAATCTTTTATACAGCTTCACTGCCCGGATAATAGCTGCATAGTCTGCCGTTATTCTCTGGTTAGTCACATCAAGCACAATATGAAAGTGTCCGGGTTCTCCCTCATACTGGAACCACTCTTCCACTTCGCTTTCTGGAAATAAGCTACCCAGTGCTGTTTCAATGGCGTATTTTGTACCCATCTTCTTATGAACCTTAACGCTGTTTTTCACTAAATCCCGTTTTGCTTCCAGCGGGTAATTGTAGTCGTACCAGTCAACGTGCAGGTCGTATGCCAGAATGTCCACCAGTTCTTCTGGCAGTTCGTCAAATCTGGAATATATCAGCACATTGTCGATTATCCCGGAAGTGTCCAGCAGTGCTGCTGCCGTGGCGTTTGCCAGTGCAACCATTTTGGGGTCTTTCTTTAGTGCTTCCGGCAAGCACTCTGAATAATCGGCATTGTAAATTGTTTTAGACATTTTCAATACCTCCATTCAGAACGCTTTTGCTTCCCAGTTTTGCAACCTTTATATCATCAACAACCGTGAATACTGGCTTTCTGACTTCAACACGCTTCACGCCTGCTTCCATCAGTTTTGCTGTTAGATATGACGGGTTAATATCCCGCCCCATTTTGCTTGTCTGCCATGTCACGTACTCTTCCACTGCCTGTGTTGCTGCCGCCGCAATGACTGTGGCACTGGCTGCGTCTGGCTGTGGAATATAAAAGGTCACGTCAACGTCAAATGCTACCGTTTCCGGTGCTGATACCGTCACTTTGTCGGTCAGCGGTCTAATGTCGGAAGCGTTCAAGGCGTCTTCAATCTCTTTCAGTACCCCGGACGTTGCCTGCTGTCCATTCTGCAAAAGCACCCGGACGTCCACAACGCAAGGTTCCGGGCTTGTCACTGCCACGTCTGCCACGGCTGGTGATACGCTCTTTGTCCAGTATATGTACCCGTTAATAGGACCCGCCGTGCTGAAACTCTCCATGTTCTCACGCATACGCTCATAATAACTGGCGTCGTCCTCTTCTTCTGCGCCGCCGCTGGTTGCTGTGATGTTCTCTGCTTTCTGGTAGTAGTCGTATAGGTCAACCAGTTCTTTGACCTGCCCTGCTGCCAGATTGTTCCCAACGTCGCCCGCTGTTGTACAAATTCCCTCAACGTCCCCGTATGTCTGCCCGGCTTTTATTTCCAGAATTTCTTTTGTTTCAAATAAAATGGCACCATCAAAAGAAATTCTGGTGCCCGCAGGAATAATCACTGATTGTTTCTGTGCTTCTGAAATATAAAAACGGAACATTGCAGACGCCGGACTTGCTGGCAATCTTTCCAAATCTTTGAACAATTCTGCCAAGCTGTCCAAGTATTCACCGTCTGCATAACGTGGCACGTTCTTTTTTGCTGTTTCATTGATAATGACACGCTGTTGTACAATGATATTTGCAACCCATGCAATAAAAAGTCTTTCCGGTGACGCTGGGTACACCTTGTAGCGTTCACGTCCCGGCACCTGCTGCACCATATTTTCATACAGTGCAATTAGATTGCTTTCTATCGTTTCTGTGTCGGTTTCCACAAAGTCAATGTCTGGGTATTTTCTGTCACTCATTGTCTGTTTCCACCTCCTCCAAATAAATAATAGGTATTGTGCGCCCTGTTGCAGCGTCGTGTTCAAATGCAATGTCTGCAACCTGCGCCCGTGGTTCAAATTCTTCTATCTGGTCGTACAGATAGCCCACCAGTATATTTTCAACTACTGGTTGCGGTCTTCCGTATAGGCTGCCGGGCAATCCAAAATCACGGAACATAGGGCAGGACCCCTGCACCGTGTCCAGAATAACCGCAATATTTTGTATGACTGCTTGATGGTCATTTGCTGGTGCAAGGTCAATTTCTGTCAATAGTGACCCGTCGCCCCTTATCACGTCCATGCTTTATCACCTCTTTGGATATTCTTTCAATGTCACGTCTGCTGTTGCAGCCCAGCAGTTGCCTTTGTTGTCATAGCGTTTCAATGTGCTGCTAACGCCTGTTATCACCCACTTATAGGAACCGTATTTCTTGCCACCTAAAACCAGCGTTGAAATATTGCCCTTATTGCACATTTTGTTTAATTTCTTAATTTCATTCAGTGGGTTTGTTCCGTGAAATACACTGAACGCCATTTTGAAACTGATTGTTCCGGGTTCCGGTCCCAAAAACTCCAATACGTCACGCTTAATGTGTCTGTCATGCGTTGCGTACTTTGCAGACACTTTCCAGCTTAATTCATCAAAGGTGCGCACGGTATTTTCTGAAACTGAAAAAACCAGACTTCCCAGACTTCCTATTTTTGCCATGCTCTACACCTCCCCTATTATGAAGCCGTCCCCGTCGCCATCTGGAACCATTATGCAAAGCACCATATCATTAACGCCCGGCGTCCACTCTGTCACAAATGCTTCATGGCTGTGGCTTACTTCCTTTAACATTTGCCCGTTGTAGTCATATTTCAGCGTTGTTTTTGCCGTCTGTCCCTCTGCGCCGCTTTCCATTGCTGGCACAACATACACGGGACGTTTTATAATTCTTAAATCACCGGAAGTTATACCGCCTTTGTCCTTGAATTTCACACGGGCTGTCATTTTGCTGGCGTTCACACTCTGCACGGTGCCAAGCCGTACTATGTTTTTTAATTCTGTCATATCTGCCATCAGTAGCCCTCCAATACCTGTTGCAATTCAATCTGTGTTGTATATCCTCCCGTTAATTTATGGGTTGCTTTTGTAATCTTGTACTTTCTGTCAAACTTCTGGAAGCCCTTTAATTTGACTGTGGCACCTGCCACCAGCTGCACATCACCAAGCATTGTGAAACTTGCTGTAAACTGCTGTGTGTTCTTTTCACGCAGTTTCTTTTTTGCCAGTTCGTATGCTTCATTTGTACTTCTGACCTTTTCGTTGACTTCAAGTGTCTGCCCGGTTCCCTCTGTACTGTCTGCCGTGTATGTGCTTTCAATCGTTTCTTTGCTGTCCGGGTCCGTATATGAAACATGACAGCTGGTGTATGCTGTATCATGCAGGCTGGTTCCCAGCTTGTATGAAATGTAATCACCGCTGCCATATTTTATGGTTTTTATAGGTGGCTTGCTGTCGTACTCTGCGGCGTCGTAAATAACCACGTTTAATGTCGTTACTTTCAGTGCAAGTCCTGCCGCTTTGCATAATTTCTGTAAAAATACAATGTCCGACGTCTGCACCTGCTCTTTTCTTTTGTACTTCGGTATATTGTCCGCAATGTACATCAGTTTCAAGTTGCTTTCTGACGCTATCTGCTCCGCAATCACTTTCAAATTGGTGTTTTCCCACGCCTTTGATTTTCTTTCTACTCTCATTTTGGAAGTATAAGGAATTGACGTGCCCTTTAGTGTGATTTTGGTTGGCGGTCCGCTGGCGTCTACGCTGTCCAGTTCAAATGTTCCGCAGTCCAGCACGGCGTCTTTTCCGTTGTCGTGCCAGTTCTTCTGGACAATCGTTGCTGTTATTAGTTTAGGGTCAGACACTTTCTTTGTTGTTTCTTTCGTTTCTGTTACCGTCTGTGTTGCTGTACCGCCCGTTGTGATTTTGAAAACCTGCCCCGGATATATCAAGTTAGGGTTTTTTATATTATTTTCAGAAGCAATCTGCGGGTATTTTGTGCCACTTCCCAGATACTTTTTAGCAATAGCCCAAAGCGTATCACCCTTTTTGACCACATAATTGACAACGCTTGCAGCTTCAACCTGCTTTTGCACCGTCGTTGTGGTCTTAATGAAAGTCGGCTTTACTTCCAGCCAGCTTCCCAGCCACTTTCTTTCTCTATCATCAAACGCAAGCTGCAAATCGTCTGCGTTGTCTTCGTCTTCATCAGTGAAAGTAAGGCTGCTTAAATATTTATTTATATTTGCCGGGACTTTTACGTTTTGAAATTTCAGCCGCAGTTCCACCCGGCGTGCCATGTCTTTTGCACTCATTTTACGTCAGCAGCCCCCTTTTCCACGGTGGCAGTTCCAAGTCTTCTTCGTCTTCCACTTCCGGGATTGTTAATACAACCCCGGCAGGGAAAACGTAGGTGCTGGCGTACTTGACATTGGCTTTCATCAGCTTATCTGTATGCAGGACACTTCCCATTTGTTCAAATGCTATCTTGTCCCACATATCCCCAGATATGGTTGTGTAGCTTTTAGTCATATTTCTGCCGCTTCTCCTTGTCTTCTTTTTCGTCCAGCATGTCTTCAACGTCACGCAGCAACTTTCTGTTGTTCTCTTCCAGCTTTGCGTCCAAGTCTTCCGGCTTGTCCCCGTTGATAACGATTGTCGGACTGTTGTTGATAGTTACGTTGTTTGCACTTCCACCGCCGCTTCCTGCGCCTGCTGTTACCTCTGGCGCTGTGTTGTAGTTGTTCACTGTCTGCGGTGCTGTTGTTGCCTGTGCTGTTGTTGGCGCTACTGCTGCCGCTGTTGTGGCTGCCGTATTCTGCGCAGCCAGAATGTTTCTTGTCTGGTCTGCTGTAAACACCGTGCGCCCCGGTGCGTTCGTGATTAACTCTGGTCCCGCTTCGCCAGCAATGAACGTGTCTGGTGTGTTTTTGGAACCTTTCGCCAGCATAGGTATTTCAGATATGTTTATACCCTTTCCACCTACGCCCGGCACCCAGTCTGGCACTTTTACTTTGTTCAATCCACGTATAACCGTGTTGACCGCAGATATAATGCCGTTGATAACGCCCGTACACACTGACTTGATACCCTGCCAAATTCCAGAAAAAATTTGCTTTATGCCCTCCCAAGCCTGCCGCCAGTTCCCGGAGAATACACCAGTTATGAAAGTGATAATTCCATTCAGTACGGTTGCAATTCCAGAAATTACACCGGAAATTGCTTGAACTCCGCTTTGTACGATAGACTGGATTGTTGGCATTACAAATTGTATTGCTGCTAAAATTCCTTGAATTATTGGTGAAACTATGTTCCAGATTGTCGTCAGTGCTGTTTGTATCGCAGGTAAAAGCGTTTGCAATACGTTTGTCACCACTGGCAAAATTGCTTGAATTGCTGCGGAAATTGCCGGAAGCACCGTGCTACAAATAAAGCTGAATAATTCTGAAATAATCGGCAAAACATAAGTTGAAATGAATGTGATTATTTCTGAAATAATCGGCATAAGACCAGCAATAAAACTCACCGGAATAATTGCACCGATAAAATCAGCAATGCTTTGTATAATTTGCATAATGGTTGGGGCTGCCGCTTGAATAAAGCTAACAATCCCCGGTATTACCTGTGTAACAATCACCTGCAATACCTGTTCTGCAACTGGCACAACGTATGTGGTTATGAAGCCCACAACCTCTGAAACTGCGTTCTTGACTGTTCCCAGCACATTTACGAACGTGTCAAAGACTGCTGCACCTTTATCTCCGAACAACTCTTGTATCTTGTCACGGGCTGCACCTATGTTCCCATCAGAAAACACATTCTTTATGGTGTCGCCTACGTTGGTAATGACTGAAACAATCTTGTCAAAGACCGCCAGTGCTTCATCACCAAAAGTTCGCTGTATAAATCCCCTTATCTCTTCAAGATGGTTCTTTACAAGCTGTATTACTGTAATAATTGTTGTGATAACGCCCACAACTGGCAGTATCTTTCCTGCAATACCTCCAAGCGGTCCCAGTGCTGTTTTTGCAAGGTTTCCAATAGGACCCAGCACCGTTTTTACCGCATTTCCCAGCGGTGCAATCAGTGTTGTTGCCTTGCTAAATGCTCCGGTAATTCCCTTTGTTATGAAGCCGCCTACTTTTCCAAGTGGGCTGTTTGCAATCGCACTGCCTACTGTTCCAAGTATCGGACCCAGCTTGCCGCCAATTAGTGAAAATGGTTTCAGCATAAGTCCCAGCATTTTTGTCCCGGCTCCTGTCAATGCTCCGCTTGCTTTTCCTGCAATTCCTAAAAAGCCACTGACAACGGACTGCTTCACGCCGCCCATAAAGCCTGTTACTGCTCCAATAACTCTGTTGCCACTGAATATATTACCTATTGCAGAACCTACGCCGCCCATAGCGCCTTTTACATTGCCAAAGTATGACAATATACCGCTTCCAGCTGTTTTCAGCTTTTCCGCAAAACTTACGCTTGTTGCTGCGTTTTCAATAAATCCGGCACGCAGTCCCACCAGCTTTTTTACCAGTGACAATATGCCGTCTTGCGCTGATAATGTAACCAGCTTTGTTGTCAACATTCCCACTTTCAATGCTGCCAGCCCCGCTGCTACCTTTAGGGCTGTTTGCACTAATTTTGGGTTTGCTGCTGCAAATTCTGAAACTTTAGTGACCACAACCGCCACTTTGTCTGCCAGATTTCCTACAATCGGCAGTAGATTTTGACCAAGAACAATGCCTAAGTTTGCAATACTGTTCTTTGCCTTTTCCATTTTGGCTTCTGTGGTGTCTTCCATTTTGGCAAATGCGCTGTCTGTTGCCCCAACGCTGTTTACCATGTCTTGTACGCTTGAATTGAAGCCGTCAACTCCGTTTGACAGAAGCGACATTGCCGCTTTTCCGGCTTCTGAACTGCTGAACATATCAGATAGGGCAAGACCGGACTTGTTAGCTTCCTCCTGTATACCTCCCAGAATTTCCCCAAGTGATTTACCACTTGCCATCAATTCTGCAAAGCTGCCGCCCATCTTCTGCCGCAATAGCTTGTCTGTCGTACTTCCAGACTTTGACAGCTCATTCAACATACTGTTCATGTATGTTGTCGTTTCTGCGGCTGCAATACCTTTGCTGGTCATTATTGCATATCCGGCGCATAACTGTTCCAGTGAAACATTGCTGGCGTTTGCAGTCGGTATGATTTTACCCATACTGCTTGCCAGTTCTCCTACTGTCACTTTACCTTTGTTCTGCGTCTGTACCAGCATATCTGATACCGTGCTTACTTTGTCCGCACTCATGCCGTATGCGTTCAATACGGTTGTTAATACGTCCAGCGTTTGCGAACTTTCCGCAAATCCGGCTTTTGCTAACTTCGTACTGTTTGTAACAAAGTTTACGGCGTCACCTGTCTTCTGTCCGGCAGATATAGCGTTGTACACATCATCAGCAATGGCATTGGCTGCAATTCCTGTCTTGTTTGACAGCTCCATTATCTGTTGTGACAATGTGCCCAGTGGGACTTCCTGCGTATCTGCAATGGTTCCCACCTTTGCTATTGCTTTTTCGTACTGCTGCGCTGCCTGCACGGGTCCTGCATACACTGCGGCGGCTACGGCACTAATTGCGCCAATAGTCCCCAGCAGTTGCCCTTTTGTCTTTGAAATGCTCTGTTCTACCTGCTGTTGCTTGTCATTCAATTTTTGCAACGTCTGCTGTGAAGTTTGCAGCTTTTCATAAGACTTTTGCAGTCTTCCGTTGGCTTCTTCCAGATTATCCGTATTTACTCCGGCTGCTTTCAGTTCGTCGGCGTAACTGTTTAATTGTTTTTCCTGTTCTTCAATTTTGGCAGTGGTCTGTTGTATCTGGTTTTCATTCTTTTCAAGCTTCTTCCGCAGTGCTTCTGTGGGTTCGCCTGTCTGCTGCAATTCCTGCTGTAATCGGTCATGCTCTGCGTTAAGCTGCGCCAGCCGTTCTTTGTTCTTATCAATAGCGGCAGACTGCTTTGTGTAGCCGTCAATCTTTGATTGCAGGGAATTGACATTTTTTAAGCTGTCCCGTAACTGGTTATTGGTGTTAATTGCGCTTTTGAATGTGCTGTTAAAATTGCCACCCAGCGACGCTTTCAGCTTAAAAAGCAGTTCAAATTCCTTTTGTGACCCTGCCAAGCTGTTTCACCTCCCTACGCATTGTTGCTGTTCTGTTTCTGCTCTTCCGCTTCTTCTTTTTCCACTTCATTTATGGTTTCAATCCATGCAAAAAGTCTGCGTATAGGCATTTGCAGCCAGAACGGGACGGGCGTATGTGAAGCCCTTGACATTTTGTATATCTGCTTTCTTATGAACTTTGCGGGTTCTTTAATTTTTAATAGCCCGCAGCAATTAAAAAATCCCTTGCTTTGTTCTTAATCTTCATGTAATCGCCTACCGGAAGACGTCTGATTTCATCAGAAGCAACCCCCGCAGCCTTTGCCGCAAGAATACACTGAAACGCAGAAGAAATTTCCGGTGAAAGTGCGTATTTGTTCTGGTCCGCAAGTTCCTGTTCTACTGCTTCAATATCTTCACCAGTCAGATTGTCAAAATAGAAAGTTAATTTTGTATACTTCTTTCCCTCAATTTCTCTGGGCTTCTTGAATGTGTGTGTATAATTCAAGCTGCCGTCTTCTTCCTTGTCTTTCTTCTTGTCGTCAAAATTGACCACGCCGCTTACCTGCGCTTCCTGCATTTCCTTTTCCTGCTCTGTTACCTGCTCCATGTTTTCAGTTGTGTTTGTTGTATCTGACATTGTTTATTCCTCCATATCTTTGATTTTAGGCAGGAAAAAACCAGCGGTCTTCCCGCTGGCTCCTGCTGTCTTTTTTTTACTTTCCTAACGCTTTTCTGACGTCCTTTAAATAATCTTTGCCGTTGATAACGCAAATGAAATTAAGCGGGTCAATCTCTGTCTTTTTCTTCCCGTCCATATACATTGCGTAATATGATACGGCGTATTCACCGCTTACATCAGCCGTTGAAGCTGCTGCAACCTTACCAAGCGCAGTCTTCTTCGGTTTTACTTTCATAATGTGCTTTACTCCGGACACTTCGTTTGCGCTTGTACGCAGGTTCATTTTCTGCTGTGCAACACGCAGGTCAATTCTGTGTACACGTGGTTCCATCAGTGTTACTGCCGCTTCTGTGACAGTTCGGAAATTGAAAGTTGTTGACATTGCGTTTAAGTGACCAATAATAATTTCTTCGATATTTCCCGCAATACCTGCACCGCTTAATTCCTCTGTCATGTATTCAAGGTCTGGCAGTGTCACTTCTGTTGTTCCCAGATACTCTGTGGCGTCCTCGTAAATCGCATAGTTAATAACTAATTCATCAACTTTAGACATTCTGTTTCACCTCCCTGTTATGCTGCCACCAGTGCTTCAAGATATGACAAGTCATATTCAAGCACAAAGTCCATCTTCTGCATTGGTGATGGCGGCGTCATATAAATGTGGAAACGTACAATGCCCGCTGCAAGCTGGCTTGTACTGTTTTCGCTCTCATTGAACTCTACACGCCCGCCAATGATTTTTTCATCAGTAGCAAGGCTTGCCAGCCAGTCATTGACAGACTGCACAATGGCGTCAATAAGGCGTCTTTTAATACCTCTGTCAATATATTTCCAATATGTCAAAATCAGAGTCTTTGCAACCCATTTAAACATACGGTTGATACAGTAGAAATAGTCCGTCACGTCTGTGTTGGCAGGATAGCACGCCGTATAATTTCCCCAGCTTACAAATCCGTTGTAGAAATTAAGCGCAGTAACCACACCATTTTCATTCAGATAATTTGCCTGCTGAATATCCATTGTGACTTCCGAACCGTCCGCAACAACCATTCTGTCTGCCTGTATACTCTTATTTGAAGCACTTTCGCAAGGTGTTCCGTCGCCGTATTCTGTCGCATTGTCTACCGCAGACATTGAAGCTGCAAGCTGCGTTGAAAGATTGAAAACTCTGTCGCCCAGCGCAACTTTAGGGAAGCAGACAATTTCCGTGCGCTTTGTGAAGTTCTTTTTCTTCTTCCACTCCGGCACTTCCGTGTAATACGTCGCCCCGGTTTCCTCTGCTGTGTCTACGTCCAGAATTGCTTCTGCTTCAAACAGTCCGTTGATGTTCTCTGACTTTGCAGACATTACCGCTGCAACCTCCGGGTCATGTGACCAATTCGGACACAAAATAATGTCTGGAACCTTTGTGAAGCGTGGAAATACGCTGTTAATCAGTTCAAGACCTGTGGTTTTGTGTGTGCTTACGCTGTAACCTCCGATAATGTCCTCTTTTGTTACCTGTGAAGCGTCCACAGCGTCATATTTGACAGCAACATTGCCTGTGGTTTCTTTTAAGAACTCCACAACGCATTTTGTGTCACTGTAAAATGCTTCATAGTCCTCCCCGGCAGTTTTTCCGGTAATTTCCACGCTGCTTGCGATTGCTTCAATCGGTAACTCAATCTGATTGTCTACAACGTCCATCTGTGCTTCTGTTACTGCCTTTTTATGTTTCTTTGGGTCAAGAACATTGACAAAGAATACCTGTGCGGAATTAAAAAGCGTAAATGCTGTGTAAATCTCTTCGCAAAGGCTGTATTTCTTCCAGTCGTCAGAATATCCCAACGCCTGCACTGCTTCTGGGTAGCTTGAAGCCATGATAACTTCATTTACTTTTCCGTTTACCATCTGCACCGGTGCCGTTCCTACCACAAAATGTACGCCCGTATCTACTGACACTGGCGTGATAGCGCCACTGCTTGCCTTGTTGGCGTTTACTCCATGTGAAATGTCACTCATTCGCTTATACCTCCTGTTCTGCGTATGCAAGGGCGGCAGCCTTTAAGTCGGAATAATACTTGTTGTATACATTCCCGGTTGTCTTCACCTTGTCTTTCTTCTCCGCAAGTTCCTTTGTCGGAACCAGCATTTTTTCTACAAGCGGGAACTTTTCAAGAATGAAAGAAAGTTCTTTCTTAATCCCCTCTTCTGTTCCCTCAAAAATCTTGTTGCACTGCAACATTGCTTTTGGCAGGTTCGGTCCAATATAGACCAGCTTTACCGTTTCCGGCTGTGCATTTGCCGTTTCTGCGTCTTTTTCTTCTGTGGTGGTATTTTCTACCGCCTGCACCTTTTCAGCGTCCTTTTCGGCTGCTGTGGCGCTTGCTGCTGCGTTTTTTGTAGCCATCTTGTTTCCTCCTGTTCTATAAATTGCAAAGGACTTCTGCCACGTCACGTTGAATGGTTGGCAATGTCCAATTTGTTATCATTTCGCCCATGTAATATGGCGGCGTGGTGTCTTGATAAGTGATATATTCAAGCGGCAGTTGCAACGTAAACTGACCGCCGCCGATTGTCCC